TTAACTGTGCAGAAACGCACCCGTAGCATTCTTACAGAACTTGATGAATTGTTGACACACAAAGACAAGGATAATCTCCTTGAAAGTCGTGCCAATAATATCATCAATGGCGCTATTAATCTTATCAAATATATTCACGAAAATTATGATGCTGAAAAAGCAGGTGAATTAGAGCGTCGTCTTCTTAATGCTATCAAAGGACAAGATCCTAGTAAGTTCTCCAGAGGCATTAGGAAGATCAAAGATGAAGATTAATGAAATTATTGTAGAAGCAACAGTTGGAGATTATGCTACGGCACCGTTGAGAACTGTGGGCAACTTTGTAAAAAATGTTAAGTCAGGTCTTCATGGTACCGGTCTTAAACCAGGTAGAAATCTTAAAGGACAGTTTACTAAAGTAGGGCCTATTACACGTACTGCACACGGAGTTGCAGGCGGCGTAAGACAAGCAGGTCTTGCTCTAGAACCTATAATGCCAGCCGCTACTCAATACACTAAAGATATTGCCAGTGCTATCAGCACAGGTGCTAGCGGTGGATACTATACCCAAGGTGCAACACCAACAGAATATGAGCGTGCACCAATTGGGTTTACTATTGTTGACATGAATAAACAACAATGGAAAAAATCTGCGCAAGGTTGGATTAATGCTACATCAAACAGAATGGCCAGCAAACTTGAAGCAGAAAGATTAGACAGACACTATACCAAACAATTACGACAATTACCTATAGCACAACAAACTGGTTTGGCTAAAGCGCCAAACTTGTCAGCACAAGTTCCATTACCTAAAGCACAAACTCAACAAGTGCAAAAAATTCGTCCAGGCGGTCCTTTTAGTTTTGCTCCAGAGCAACCGGTAGTTCCACCTAAACGAACTAGACCAAACAATGTTGCTAGTATAAATCAAGCACGTGCAAGACAACGTGCTGCCGCACAACAACAAACAAGACAAGTCGCAGAATGAAATTATTTGAAATAAAAAAACAGACACCTGAATTCTTGCTTACTGAAAGCAAGAACGTTCACCTTGAGCATTTAGAAGACCTACTGTTCAATCGAGGCTATGCGGGTGCAGAAGAAGCACTTAATTATATCGATAGCCTACGTCATATGCTGTCAGAAGGCACAGGCACAACTACACAATTAACAGTTAAGTGGGATGGCAGTCCGGCACTAATATGTGGCACCGATCCTGCAGATGGTAAGTTCTTTGTAGGTACTAAAGCAGTGTTTGCCAAAGGCAATCCTCGACGTGTTAAACGAGCAAGTGATGTTGAAGAATTCTATCCAGATCAACCTGAACTACAAGAAATATTATTAACTGCTCTTAAGTACTTGCCTAAATTGGGCATAGGCGGAGTAGTACAAGGTGACCTAATGTTTATTCCTGGTCGTGTTACTACCGTCAATGTAAATGGCGAAGACTGCTACGTGTTTACGCCTAACACAATTACATACGCAGTACCAGTAAACAGTCAGTTAGGTCAACGTATAGCACAGGCTAAAATGGGTATCATATTCCATACTACCTACACTGGTGATAGTATCGACACTATGACTGCTAGTTTTGGAGTTAATGTTGCCAGTTTCAATCAAACTAAAGATGTATGGTTTGACGATGCCACCTACAAAGACTACACAGGTATTGCCAGCCTTACTCCTAGTGAAAATGCTAAAATAGAAAAGTATCTAGCGGCTACTGCTAAAACCATGCAGAAGATAGGTCAGCAACGCTTTGATATTGTCTTAGCCGATAAAGAGTTTAATCGCATGATCAAACCATTTGTTAATCAGCAAATACGTCAAGGCGCACAGATAACAGAACCTACACGTTTCTTACAAGACTTTATGAAATACTATGAAACAGAAATGATGAAAGGTGTAGCAGATCCTACTAGTCGTGTAGCACAAAATAGACTGGCAAAGATACAGGCTAAAGAGCAGTGGATAGCAGATAACAGCAATAACCTAGTAGGCGTGTTGGCTACATACAAACGTGTAATAGAACTCAAACACATGCTACTACACAAACTAAGCCAGGTTGAAGGCATTGGTACATTCCAAAAGACCAACGACGGCTATAAGGTAACAGCACCAGAAGGTTTTGTTGCTATAGGACACGATGGCGGCGCTATTAAATTAGTGGATCGTTTGACCTTCTCTAGAACCAATTTTTTATCAAAAGCATAAATAAAAGTATGCGCGAAAGCGTAAAATAATTTCAGGAGAAATATAAAATGGCAACAATCACACGTACAAACGGTGGCGCACGCCCAGCAGACGGTAGTTCAGCAGGTAATGCTCAGATTACAGGTCGTCAGTTAACGCACTATACAGTTACATCTGCAGGTTTATTCACATTTGGTAACGGTACAAACATTAACTACTTGGCAGCAGGCTCCGACTATGAAAAATTAGTTTTGGCAATTGAACAAGTTGGTTCTATCGAATTGTTAGGTGCTCCAGCATCTGGTAATAGTTTCCGTGTTGCGATTTCTGGTGCTGCACCAAGTGCATCAACAGGCGCAACAAGCCTACAAGCATACTGCAACACATACGTAAATGGTTCAGGCGTAAGTGGCGCTACAGTAGCATTGTTCACATACTAATCTAAACAGTTAGTCTTTGAATAGAAAAAGCCCTTTTTACAAGGGCTTTTTTATTGGCTATAAATATTGTGTGGCTAATCAATTCTTATATCAAGGTTTTACTCTAGTAGATATTACACCAACTGGTGTAACCAATTACACACTTAACAACGAACTAGCACGCAATCAACAGCGTAACTGGGAAACAGTGCAGCAACTTATTAGCCTACGCACACAACCTACAATTATAGGCACAAGCAGTTTAACTGATGATGTTAGTCACGGATATAATTTTGGCATAAACTATTTAGGCAAACACAAAATATGGACTTTTACATTTACAGTTGAATATGCTGACATCTATCAAGTAGGTCCTGATCGTTTTGGGCTAGCCAAATACGACTTTCAAATTACTCCTGTTATACTTGGCTTAACTGAAACTGCTAAACCTGAACGTCCACTTTTCTATCCCAAAGGTCCTTGGAATAACATATATTTTAAATGTTTAGCGGACCCGATAAATACTAATTGATGCTATAACATCATATTAAGGCACAAATAGGCAACTGATTAAGGCACACATCAAGGCATCGCTAATGAATGGAGCGAAGTATGTCTACCCCATCAGACATTGAAAAAGAGAATCTAGAAGCCCACGTTGAGATATGTGCTGTGAGGTACGCCAACTTGGAAACTAAATTAGAAAATCTCGAACAACGTATGGACAAACTAGAAGTCTACTTGGTAGGTATCAAAGATAGCCTTGAGGCTAAGTTTGAGTCTAGAACTCAGACCGCACTTGGTTGGTCAGTCCGCATACTAGGAGTTTTACTAGCGGCACTTCTTGGATATATTGGCAAGGGTTTATTTGGCTAATAAATACTCTTATGAAGATTGTAGAACTTACAAATAAATTACACCTACCTATCAACAATGAAGAAGCAGAACTGCTCGAACGCTTCATTGGTGATACCCCTGTCGCTAAAAGCCACCTTACAGAGCGTGAGCAAGTGTTAGCCAATCAATTAACTGTTAAAGACGTTCTACTACGCACTAATGAAGATGGCAAAATCTACTACAAAAAACGCATCGGATAAAGAAGCGTTTGACGTAGAAAAAATCAAACGTTTTACTGAACAAGAACTAGATCGACTTGCAACCGCAAGTGGTGATCTGCCCTTGTGCTATCAACTTGGCACAGACGTTTTAGTGGGTAAGTATCGTGTTGAAAAATTAGACGACAAAACCTGGCGAGTATTAGAACAAAACGTTCAGTTATTTGATTTTTTCAACAGAAAAGACGCCATTTTTTACTGTATTGCTCTACACAAGCAACAATATAAACTAGCACAAGATATTAGAGAATGCGACAGTTTACTAAGTCGATTAGAATTTGACGCGGCACTTTATCGTATTCGCTACAAAAAAGCACAGCAAAAATCCGACATGTGGGGCTCAGACTTCTATAGTACACGCTACTTGGAAACCATGGATCGCATTGCCAAAGTCAAAAAAGAAATTAAGAAAAATTTAGATTTGGCTAAATATATAAAACTGTAATTAGGAATCTAACCCATGAAACTAGCAGAAATGGCTCGTACATCGCCTAAAAAAATTAATAAACTAATGGAAAGCCGTTTTGGTTTTTCTATCAACTTTGATATGCTAACTGTTGAACGTGCAGAACGTCTAAGCGAAACTATTAACGCAAACTTAGACAAAATCCGCCATTCAGTTAACCTACACACAGCAGAACGTAATCCACGTTATATGGAATTACTAACTGTACAAGAAGGATTACGTGCATGGTTAGAACAAAATCGTCGCCCATTAACTGAAGGCGAAGTTGGTAACGCAGAAGTATTGTTAGCCGCAAAAGATATGGTTGACAGTATTCAAGACGTTATTGAGAAAGTTGGTAAAATGCAAAATGAACAACTACCTCAGTTGTTAGACAGCATCCGTGACCAAGTTGGTTCAGAACAAGCAGATCAATTTAAACAAGCAGTAGGTTCTACACTAGAAAGCCTAATGCAAAATCTACAAGCCGCACGTGAAGGTGTTGACAGTGGTGTAGGTATCTTAACTGGTCAAGCACCACAACCGATGGACATGGGCGCACCTGCTCCAGAAGTAGGCGCAGAAATGCCTCCAGCACCAGGTAGCGATTTAGACGCAGAAGAAACTGATGGTTTTGCCGCAACAGATGCTGCAGTTGGTGGTGCAGAACAACTTGGTCGTGAACGTCGTTAATCGTGAAAATATCAGAAGTAACTAATCACAGTATAAGCAACCCAGAGCCAAACTTAGTAACGGCTCTGGAACTTATTCGTAATCGCTACAAAGACCGTGATCAATTACCAAAAATTTCTACACAAAGTTTAATCAATCTTGTATTAAACACAGACCGTACATTTAACTATGATGCACTTGTACAAAGTGCAGAAGAAAATCCTGCTGTAAAAAATCTTATCAAAAGTTACAACAAAGACACTGTAGAACTTCGTCCTGCTGGTGAACTAGGTGACGATGAAGGAACTACAACTATTACTCCAGATGGCGAAGCAACAGATGCACCTGTTGACACTGTTAGCAATATGGCTAAACGTGCTGCCAAACAACGCGGAGCCGCTGTCTAGTATAAGTAAATACTAGATGATCAAACTTTTTCCTGTAGTTGAATTTTATATAACCAATGTATGCAATCTTGCCTGTAGAGGTTGTAACAGATTCAATAACTACCATTTCAAAGGACATCAGCGTTGGGCAGACTACTCGGATGCCTACGAAGCATGGAGTACTCGCTTAGACCTTCCTCGCATTACAATCTTAGGTGGTGAACCTACCCTCAATCCTGATTTAGAACTTTGGGCTATGAACCTACGCAGACTATGGCCTGATAGTGTTATAATGATACAAAGCAATGGCACTTATCTTAGACCGGAACATTTTGATCTATGGTTTAAGTATCGTGTGGGATTTGGCCTAAGTCTACATAATCCAGACACAGCAGAAAATATCAAACAACAATGGCACTTAAACGGATTCCCAATGGCAGGATTTATTGAAGCATTTACGTTTCATCAATCCAGTGTAATTGAACGTGATGGTTATTTTGAGTTGCACACTAGCGATCCAGTAAAAGCATTTAATTGTTGTGACATGAAACATGATCATACTATGTATCAAGGCAAGTTATATAAGTGCCCGGCCATGAGCAATTTACCTGACTTTGATCAGCAATTTGATTTACGACTTGATCAAAGACAGCGTGAATTATTGTACAGTTATAAACCATTAGCGCATGACTGTGACGAACTAGAACTACAAAAATTTCTAGCAGACAAAGATAGCCCAATACCTCAGTGCGAATTTTGCCCACAAGAACTTGTATGGCACGATGCGATAGGCTCTAATACTAATGCACAAAAACCTACATTTATTCCCATAGTACGTGAAGAAGACCTACATTTATTCAAATAGTTTGACAAGCAATTATAAATAGTTTAGTATATTACTCAACTATTGGAGAATTAGTATGGCCTATTCAGATAAAGTATTAGATCACTACGAGAATCCTCGTAATGTAGGGTCATTTGATAAAAATGATCTAGACGTTGGCACTGGTATGGTAGGTGCGCCTGCCTGCGGTGACGTAATGAAACTACAGATTAAAGTCAATGAAGCAGGAATTATCACAGATGCTAAATTCAAAACCTACGGTTGCGGTTCGGCGATTGCGTCAAGTTCGCTGGTCACTGAAATGCTCAAGGGTCGCTCGTTGGAG